AATTTTTTTTTTATTATTTTTATTTTTATTTTTGTTATTAAATTTTTTTAAAAAATAATATATATATTAATATTTAATTTTTTTATTTTTTTTTTTTTTTTTTTTAAAGAATAGTGATTTACTTACTATATTATTTATATATTTATTTATATATTTATTTATAATGCAGCTCCAAAAGAACTTCCATCATATCCTCCAAGAGCACCTCCAAGAGCATCTCCAGTATTATCTGGGGTAGCATCATTTTCGGTTGCGGTTGCAGCTGGGGTATCATATCCTTCATCTTCTATTGGGGCGGCAACTTGGGCATCGACTGGTGCAGCATTACCTGGAAGAAATCCTTGAACACCATCTACTAAATTGTTAAATCCTTTTTGTGCTCCATCTACAAGAGAATCAAAACCGGTTTGGGCGGAATCGATAGCGTTTGAAATTTCACTTCCGTCCATTCCAAGACCAGATTGTACTGTATCAACAGCCTCATCAATTACTTTTTGAGTATCATCAACGATATCATTAATCCATTCTTGTGGAGTATCAACTGCTGCTTGTAAAGCACCATAGATAGAGGAAGTAGTTTCAGCTTTCTTTAAGAAAATAATGGAAAGAGTGAAAGCAACTGCGGAAAGTAAAGCAATAGTGGTATCTTTAAGTCCTACATAAGCAATGAGGAAAAGAATTGCAATTCTGAATAAAGCATTGTTGAAAAGACCTGCTAAAAATGATGGTAATCTTGGGGCAGCAAGTCCTGCGTAGAGAACAAGGAGCATCTTGATTATATTTTTGGCATATGGATTATCTAAAAATGAAAGAGAGCTGTTTACTAATGATTCTAATTGATTCAACATAGTCCGTTAATTTATATAATATTATGAAAGAAATTTTTTTAGATAGATATAAATTATTTATTAACTTAAATAAATCAAAAGCTATATTAAAATAGAAAGATTATGCAATATATAATATTCACACTTGCTATATATATATTATATATATGTTGGATAATCTTGATAAAACTACAAAAAAAGGAACTATTTTAACTAGAAAAGGCTATATTATTAATAAAAATGATTTTAGTGAAAAAGAAATTTGGAAAATTAAAAAAAATTTAACTGTTAAACCGGTTGTTCATAGAGATTTCGCACACTTTGCAGAAGAATTTCCTGTTTTTTATGAAAATTCTAATAAATTATATTTACCAAGATATTGGGGATTAGAAAATTTAGGACCACCCAAAAAAATTGATATCTGTGACGGAAAATCTATAAATTTAAAATGTGTTTATGAACCGCGACCTATGCAAAAGCCGATAATTAAAAGAGCTTTATCTATTCTTCAAAATCCTTTCGATAAATTTATTGTTAAATCTGTTATAAATAAAAAAAGTGTTGTAAAACATAAGCTATATGGTGGTGGAACTATTATATCTATCCAGTGTGGACTAGGAAAATGTTTGGGTAAAGATACGCCAATACTGATGTATGACGGTAAAATTAAAATGGTTCAAGATGTTAAAGCTGGTGATAAATTAATGGGTGATGATTCTAAACATAGAAATGTTTTATCTATATGTAATGGAAAAGAACAACTATATAAAATTATTCCAAAAAGAGGAAATCCATACATTGTAAATGAATCACATATTTTATCTTTAAAATGTTCTAGGAAAAATTGTGGTAGATTTGGTAAAAAAAATGATACATTTGATATTCCACTTAAAGATTATTTAAATTTACCAAAATCTTATAGAGGAAAAGGGAGTCCTATTTGTGGATACAAAGTACCAGTTGAATTTCCAGAAAAAGAAATTGATTTAGAACCATATGCTTTAGGATATTGGTTGGGAGATGGAACTAGTGCAGAAGCTCAAATTACAACACAAGAAGAAGAAGTTGTTGAATATTTTCAAGAATATATCAAACAATTAGGTGGTTATGTACATCAAGGTAAAGATTCTGCTAAATGTAGACATAGTTTACATTATTCATTTCGAAAATGTGAATTTAAAAATTATTTGAAAAAATATAATTTACTAAAAAATAAACACATTCCTTATATTTATAAATGTAATTCAAGAGAAAATAGATTGAAATTGTTAGCAGGATTAATTGATAGTGATGGTTATCATTATAATAATATGTATTCTATTACTCAAAAAAATGAACAATTATTAGATGATATTATTTATTTATGTTTATCATTGGGATTTTATGCTCATAAAAAAAAAATTTGGAAAAAATGTCAAAATTGGACAGAAAAAAGACCATATTATGAAACTTCTATAAGTGGATATGGATTGGAGGAAATACCAGTAATCGTAAATAGGAAAAAATGTCAACCCAGAAAACAAATAAAAAATCCTCTAAATTCTTTAATAACTGTTGAAAAATTAGAAGTTGGTGATTATTATGGTTTTCAAATTGATGGAAATAGAAGATTTCTTCTTGGAGATTTTACAGTTACCCATAATACATATTGTGCTCTATATATTATGACGAAACTAGCACAGAAAACACTTATAGTTGTTCACACATCTGTTTTATTAACACAATGGATAGAACGAATAGAACAATTTGTTCCTGGTGCTAGGGTTGGTATTATAAAAGGTCCAAAATGTGATGTAGAAGATAAAGATATTGTTATTGCTATGCTTCAAACACTAGTAAGTGAAAACAGAGTATTTCCTCGTGGATTTTTTGACCAATTTGGTTTATCAATTGTAGATGAGTGTTTTCCATATGATACTTCTATTATTACTGAAAATGGTTATTCATTGATAGGAACTTTATATGAGATGTGGATAAAAGGTAAAAAAATACCAAAAATTTTGTCCTATAATCAATTGACTAAAAATTTTGAATATCAACCATTAATTCATGCATGGAGAAAAGAAAGAACCGAATTAGTAGAAATAAAAGTTAGTAAACAAATTATGAAATGTACGCCGGAACATAAAGTATTAACATCACGTGGATATATGAAAGCAAAAGATTTGACTGAAGGTGATTTACTAATTTCTTATTATGATGTTAATAAGAATATTGATATTAACTATATATCTCATGGATATGCGAGAGTGGATTATGTAAAATCTTGTATTCATAATGGTTGTGACAGGCAAACTAAACCATATGTTTATGATATTGAGATTAAAGACAATCATAATTTTATAGTTTGTGGTACAAAATCTGGAAATCCACATCAAGGAATTGTTGTATCTAATTGTCATCATCTCGCAGCACCAACATTTTCACGAGCTTTACCAATAATGGCTACAAAGTATTTTTTGGGATTAAGTGCTACACCAACAAGAAATGATAAATTGGAAAAGGTTTTTTATTGGCATTTGGGCTATATAGGGAATGATTTAATAGAAAAAAGAGGAGGGCGAGAAGTTATTGTTAAATTTTTAAATTATACGAATATACATTTTAAAGAAATGAGGAGATACAATGGGAGAACGGGTAGGAATGATGCATTTGATATTCCTAAAATGGTAGATTTGATTATATCGTGTAAAAGGAGATTAAAATTTATTCGATTTCAATTAAAAGCATTTGCGGAACAAGGTCGGCAAATTTTAGTATTATCATCAAGGAAAATACATTTAAAATATATGAAAGAGGATTTTGATAATTTTAGCTATACTAAAAATGTTGATGGAGAAGAAGTTTCTATAACTACTGGATATTATATGGGTGGTCTGAAAAAAGCTGAATTAGAGAAATCTTCAAAATGCGATATAATTTATGGAACTTATAATTTAGTAGCTGAAGGAACAGATATTCCTACATTAAATACTTTATTAATGTCTTGTCCAAGAAAAGAAGTTGAACAGGTAGTTGGTCGTATTTTAAGAGCAGATACTGGATATACACCGATTGTGGTTGATATTGCCGATAATTTCTCAATATTTATCAATCAAGGAACGTATAGACAACGATTCTACAAGCGACAAGAGTATCACATAGATGTTTTTGATATTAATAAGGAAAATTATAAGGACATTATATTGAAAGACATCAAGGAAACTGAAGGATTAAAACGACGGAAACGCGCGAAAGTTGAAGAAATTGTATTCAGTGGTTTAGCAATATGTTCGGATTCAGATGATGATTAAATGATAATGCGTTTTTTGATATTTATTTTATATATAGTAAGTTTCCTTCATAAGAATTATTATCTTAAACGTAGTAGTACTACCTTAATATGTCAAATTCTTTTAAATTTAGTGAAAAGAAAAGAAAAGGACACAATTCGATTACTTTAGATAGAAAGCATAAAGAGGTAATAAATAAATTTAACTCGTTAGAGAAATCTCTTCCTAATAAAGAAATACAACTTTTCAAATTACAAGAAGAATATAAAACACTTTGTCAAAGTGCAAATGATTCTATTAATGATACTGATATTGAAAAAAAATTTGAAGTAAAAGATGAAATTTTCGTTTTACAAAAAGAAATTGGCGAAATTCAAAATGGAACCGATAAAATCGAATATTATCTCGATACACTTGATTTGATATCGAAATATTATAATAAAGTATCCATTAATGAAAAAATAAAAAAAGGTAAAAAAGAAAAAAAGACTGTAAATTTTTTTAATTGTGCTCAAACAGAAAATCAAAATATGACAAAATTTGTTAATAAAACAAATAAATTTAATCGTTCAGATTTACTTGATGAATATTTATCAATTATTGATGAAAATTATTCTGGTAAATATGAATACAATGAAAATGAATCTTATTGTTATAAATGTGATTGTGAAAAAACTCTCATACATGCTGAAGCATTATATGTGTGTCAAAAATGTGGTGAGGCTACTGTTACTGTTATTGATAGTGAAAGACCTTCGTATAAAGAACCTCCTAGTGAAATTTCATATTTTGCTTACAAACGGATAAATAATTGTGAAGAGTGTGAGAACTCTAAACTTAATTATAATATTCAAAATATTATAATAATTGTCCAAAAACAGAATTGGGGTGGTAACGCACCAAACTATAGAATTTTTATTAGTTTAACTATGAATTAACATAGTTGATTGCTGTTAGTCTGTATTTAATCGTACTATTTATTATGTTAAAAATAT